GGTTTCGCAAGTGCAGACGCTCTCTAGTAAGGGGGGTGTGATTTCATGCTTACACCTGCTATAGCAAAAGGCGAAAGGCGGAGGCTGGCAACTCGGAGAACATCAGGAGATCTGACAAGATCGAAGGTCCAACGCAAATTGCCCTCCCCATCTCGAATATATTTGCATAGCCGCAACGCGATAGCCAAACACTACGGGGTGAACGGCGGAAGCGTATCAGCTTGGGTCAAAGCGGGCTGTCCGCAGAAACCAAACGGTTTATTTTCACTCAACGAAGTCGAGGCGTGGATACGGGCGAGAGACCAAAAGAAGATCGAGCGGGCCAGTCTTAGGGATCAAAAGTTAGAAGCCGAGATCACGAAGATAAAAAAGGGGATACGGAGGGATGATTTCCTTTTTGATCGGGACAAGGGGTTGTATCACAGCAAGGCCGATTGCGCCGCCTCGCTGATTGAGGTTCGGGCTGCCGAGTCGCGGGTGATAGCGTCGGTGGGGCATTCGTTCAAGGGGGCGTTCCCCGAGGCATCGTCGGCGATGTCGGACTGGCTGAGGAAGTGGGCGGCTGGTGTGCTGGCGAAATTGAATGGGGGGGGATGATAACAGAGAAGAAAAGAGAAGCGCTTGCCAGTGTCTTGGATATTCTGGCGTGTCGCGGAGGGAGAATGGACATTACATTCGCTGCGGCGTGTTTTGTTTTGACCGATTCCAAGATTTCTATGAGGGCATCAGCACGAGCGCTTGGTTGCAGCGTACAGGCCATTAGCGAGGCTGCCAAACTAATACGCACCGACCTGGAGGCTTCCTACTTCAACAGAGGTAGATGGCGTCAACGGCTGCAAAGGATTAAACCATGCCTGTAGTCCTCGCTGAACACAAGGAGGCGATGCGGTTGGGGTGGCAGGTGCCGAATCTGGAGCCGATCTGGAAGCTGGCCGATGGGCGGTACGGGTGCGACCGGACGAGGCGGCCTGGGGATAGGTGGGAACTGGCCAGGACGCCTTGGGCCCGGCAGATTCTTGATGACTACCAGATCGAGGAAATTGTGGAGATCGTCCTGATGGCTGGGAGCCAATGCGGAAAGACGGCGCCGGCGTTGATTGCGCTGGCGTGGGCGTGCGCGTTCGATCCGTCAACCATGCTGTGGATCACGGGCAATGATGAACTGGCAAAGGACGCGAGCCAGGAGCGTATCACGCCCACGCTGGAACGCTGTCCTGATGCGGCGCCGATGCTGCTGAACAATCGGTTGGACAAGACCACCTGGAAGATCCGGCTCAAAACGATGACTCTGGATATTGCGGGTGCACAGAGCAGCACGGCGTTGGAGCAGAATCCGTATGCGCGGGTGTTCGCCGATGAGGTCCGGCAGTGGCCGGAGGGACATTTGCAGAAGGTCGAAAAGCGGCAGCGCAGCTACGAGCGCGCGAAGCGGATGTTATTCAGCACGCCGATGCTGAAAGGCGATGAGTTTGACCAGCGGTACATGGCTGGGACTCGGTGCGAATGGGTCTGGCCGTGCATGGGATGCGGGGCGGAAATGAGATTGACTTGGAAGGAGTTGAAATATGTTGATGGAATGGCAGTCGGCGCGTCTGTTGGCGATAGCGTGTGGATTGAGTGTGAGGGTTGCAAGGCGCATCAATTCGATTCGCCAACTGTACGCCGTCATATCGTCGAAGCCGGCCACTGGCAAGCGCAGAATCCGACGCCAGAACCGGGCGTTGTGAGCTATCATTGGAACGCGCTGTTGCCGCCGTGGATTCGCTGGGCCGATCTGGTGAAGGAATGGCTACGGGCGAACGAACTCAAGAAGATGGGCAACCTGGAACCGCTCAAGATTTTCATTTGCGAGACGCTGGGCGAGCCGTGGGAAGATCGGATCAATGTTGCCGATTACGCGCAGATTGCACAACGTAAAACGGAGTTCCGAGCGGGCGACGTGTGGCCGTTCGCCAAGCGCATATTCTTGACCGCGGACGTGCAGGCAGATGTGATCTACTGGACGGCGCGCGCGTGGGGGCTGGGCGGAATCAGCCAGCAGATCGACTATGGCCGCGTGTTCACCTTTGATGACCTGCGGGCCGTCCAGCAACGGCTGGCCATCAAGGACAACGATGTCGGGGTGGACTCAGGTTTTCGCACCAGCGAGGTGTACCAGCAATGTCAGCGGTGGGGGTGGCATCCGATCAAGGGCACGCCACAGGATCATTTCGTGCATCACGAGCCGGACGGCTCGCAGGTACGGCGGTTGTGGTCGGTGACGCGGGCTGACCCGGCGATGGGCACGACGGCGCAGGGGGCAACCACGTTGCCATTATTTTTGTTCAGCACTGATTCCATTGCCGACATGTTGGCGCTATTCATCAACGGCAGCGGGCCGGCCTGGGGATTGCTGGCGGACGTGTCGGATGAGTACCAGCAACACCTCGCGGCTGAGAAGCCGGAGATTGACCAAAAGAATGGCAAACGGGTATGGCGCAAGATCGGTCGGCAGAATCACTGGCTGGATTGTGAGCGCATGAGTTTGGTTGCCGCAGTGATTCTAGGTTTGGTGGCGAGCGAAGAGAAAAAGGAGATTCCCAAGTGATCTTTCATTTCTGGCGCAGCGTTCCTGGGTGGTTTGATTTCGAGGCCGTATACGAGCGGGCAGTACGCGAGGCGCCGGCGGGGGGCGTCCTGGTAGAGGTGGGCTCATGGAAAGGACAGAGCATGGCCCACCTGGCGGTAGAGGCCGCGAACAGCGGCAAGGATTTGGTGCTGTACGCCGTGGACACCTTCCGCGGCAGCAAGGAGGCTGTGCACCAGCAAGACAAGGTTATTCTGGATCACGGAACGGTCTTGCATGAATTTTGTCGAAACCTTTTGCCGGTCCTGTCCACGGTACACGTCCTGGCGGTCCCCTCGGTGCTGGCCGCGCGCGTATTCGATGCCGGTTCGGTGGACTTCGTGTTCATTGACGGCTCGCACGACGAGGTAGACGTGCGGGCCGACCTGTCGGCCTGGTGGCCAACGCTGAAAACGGGCGGCGTAATGGCCGGGCACGACTTCTATCTGTCGGGCGTGGCCAACGCGGTGTATGCCTTCGTGGACCAGATGCGCGTGCCGCTGACGAACACGGGCTCGTGCTGGAGATTGGTGAAACCATGATGGACCCATTTTTCAAGATTCAGGCTGACGGGAATTTCTCGATTGACGTGGCGGGCATGAAGTCCAAGAAATGGTCGCTGTTCATTGCCACCCCGCTATACAACTCTGCCGATCCTCTGACGGACAACGCGATTGCGAAAACCCTGCGCATATTCGGCGAGTGCGGGATCAACTGTCGGCACCGGACCCATCGCAACAACAGCCTGGTGCCATTGGCCAGGTGCATACTCAATTCCGAGTTCATGGCGTCAGGAATGAGTCACTGCCTGTGGTGGGACGGGGATGTAATTGCCAAACCCGATGAGCCCGTGAGGATGATGGCGGCGAACATGGACATCCTTGGCGGAGTGTATGCGCGGCGGTTCATCTTTTGGGATGAAATCGTGAAGGCAGCGAAGGATGGTCGATTTGACGATTTGAGCACCGCTGGGCAGCGACTTACCACGAGCCCCAAACCGTTCGCCGACGTGCTGCCGTGGGCCGTCGAAGTGGACACGCTGCCGGGCGGGTTTCTGATGGTCAAGCGGGAGGTGATCCTGGCTATGATGGCCAAGTACCCGGAGAGGAAGTCAGTGCTGGAAGGCAAAAACCCGGGGGCAGAAGATGAGTTTTTCTATGAGTTCTGGCCCTGTGGCGGCAGCCCGTACCGCGGTGAAGACACCTGGTTTTGTGAATTGGCCAGGGGAGCGGGGTACAAGTTGTACGCCGACACGGTTGCCATGCTGGGCCACTGTGGCAATCACGTGTTCAGTTCTGACCCGAGGAAACTCATTCCACAAAAAGGAGAAACATGACACAGTTTCAAAAGCCGCCCGTCACGTGGTTGGGAAGTACGATGACGGTTGCAAACGCGGGCGAATTGGAGACATCGGAGGTTAGAATGACTGACGATGAATACCGCGGCCAAATGTTGGCGCTGCAAAAGAAGATCAAGTCGAACTCAACCGCTTGCGCCGTGATCTTGTTTCTTTTGCTGATTACGTATTGGTGTCACTTGGCGCCGTTGACGCCCTGAGCATGGCGTCTAGCTGGTCCACGCCTGCCTCGCCTTGCCCTGCATTGCCTTGCCTTGCACACGCCCCGCCGTGCCTGCCCTTCACTTCCGTGCCTTGCCACTGCTGGCCGGCCCTGAGTTGCCGCACCCGGCCGGGCCGGGCCCGGCCTAGTCGCTCCTCGCCGCCCCCCGCCACGCCTGCCATTCCCTTACTGACCCGGACCAGCCTGACCGGCCCCAGGCAAGCCAGTCTGTACCACTCCGCGCCTAGCTGCGCCTGCCTTGCCCTACTTCTTCCCTTTCCGTATTCGCTTCATGGCCGCGAACACCTCCGCCAGTTCCTTGAGCCGGCCATATTTCTCCTGAAACACGCGCATTTCAGAAATTGCATCCTCAAGCAACTGCTGCCGCAGATCCGCCCGCGACAGCACGTTGACCATGACGCGATACCCGGCGGTGTCCGCTTCATAGTCGCGGTCGGTGCTCAGGCTCACGAACACCCGGTCGCGCCATGTCTTTCGACCGCTCACGATGTAGTGGATCGTGACCCGGAGCAGCCGCCGCGCTTGCTCGATCCGAAAGGACTGCGCCGCCTCGGAATCGTCCCAAGTGAACTTGGAATGCAAGGGGGAATCCTCCGGTTCCGCAGCCTGCACGATTTGTTCTGGCCGAAGCACGCCGCCGGTTTCGGCGGCGAGTCGTTTCAGTTCGGCAACGACCGCCGCGTCCGAGCCGGTGAGTCTCCGCAGTTTCCGTTTCTTCATTTCGTTTCCTTGCTGCTGGCGATCTCGAACAATCCCCAGCCCATGCCCGCACTATTCTTGCTGTCGGGCCGCCCTTCCCCGATGCCCACTTGCAATCCTACCCGGGATAGCAGGTTACTCACGTCTTCCACGGTGAACTGGTCAGCATCCCAACGGATCGTGATGTCAGCGGCCCAATCGTGGTAGGCTGCCCGCACCGTGACATACGGTTGCCCGGTTTCGACACGGGCCATGTCTTCCTGCTTGATCGGTTTCCCGATGATCCTGATGAGCGGGATTTGCGGCTCCAACTTGTCCACGCCGTCGGCTTCAACGAACACCGACAGCTTGGCCAGCGTCATCTTGAACCCTACCAGCCGGCACGCCGAGATCATCGCGTTTCGGATGCTGGCCGCGTGGAATCCGTCCCAGCCTTCGCGGCTGATATACCGAGCCTCGTTGTAGAGGTCGTCAGTTGACCGGGCTTCCCGGTTCTTCTTGCTGCTTGCTGCTTTGCCGGTTTCCATCTTCTGTTTCATCTGCTCTTTGGTTTTCGCCGAAAAGCGGTGAATGACCAGGGGCGCGATGCCCTTGACGTGGAATACGGCGGTTCGGAATTGCGGCGGCTTGATGGCCACCGACGTGTGGACTGTCTTCACTTGGTCCTCCTGGGACCGCCAGCACTACGCCGTGACGCCTCTACAGATGAGGAGTGCCGGGACACCCGGCGCGCGTGCTGGGCAAGTTGAGTTCTGTTTCGGCGTCACGCTGACCACCCTACCGGACCCCCCCCAGTTTGTCAACACCCAAGTTGACATTCCAGACGTATACGACATGGCACGCAACATCTATCTCGGTCGCACCGAGGCGGAGTGGTTGCAACTTTTCAACGAGATCAAGGCCGAACAACTCGGATTGGTCCGCGGAGATCGTTTCATTTCCGTCAGCACCGGCGGCAAAGCCTACCAGCGCCGTATCCGCTCCAGGGATGAAATTCAAGCCGATTACGGCGAGGCGTTGAACGCCCTTCAGGTTCTCAACCCTACCGCCTGGGGCCACTCCACCGAGCACACGTTCGCTGATTTCGGCACCTACCAGCAAAAATAGCCATGCCAGCCCTTGATACATTACGCGCTCGCACCGCCCTGGCGATCCTGGGGAATCGGTCGCTACGGCCCGCAGCATGGAATCAATTTTTCGAGGGCGCCAACATCAGCCGCAATCGCTCTTACCAGCCCGTCAGGGCACAAGACGCCGACAAGACCCAATATCCGTACATCCGGACGGCACTTCTCAGCCATGCGCGTCGTCTGGCTGCCAACGTGGGTTTTGTACGCGGCGTCGTACGTGATTGCCAGATGTTCAGCCTCGGCCCGCTAGGGCTCAGGCCCAAGAGCTTGAGCACAAACAACACCTGGGCCGAGTCGGCTGATGCGTATTTCGAGCAGTGGTGTAAGGTCTGCGATGTTACTGGCCGGTTCAGCTTCAGGGATTTGCAGTTTTTGTCTCTGGCTTGCGTCTTGATCGACGGGGACCACGGCGTGATCTTGACGGAGACTGACACCGGATTCCCCAAGCTCCAGTTCATTGAGGGCCACCAGATAGGAAATCATGGAGGCCCGCTCGGCACCGCAACCCCGTCCGCCGACGACACAGACCTTGTGGACGGGGTGCGGCTCGACAGGCTGGGGAGGCCCAGTAAGTACCGGGTTGTGACTGGCACAGACTCAGACGTTGTGACTTGGATCGACGCGCCGGCGTTTGTCCACGTCTACGAACCCGATCGGGCTACGGGACATCGTGGCATCAGCGCTTTCGGTCCTGTGATGAACCACCTGCGGGACATCGAGGATTGGCTATCCTATTCCAAAAGTCAGGCAAAGTGGGACTCGTCGTTGATCGGTTGGCGCACCACAATTCATGGGACGAAGGGACAAACAGCATGGGACGAAGACGCGGCTGCTGATAATTCCAGGACGGATTACACTCTCGAACAGATGATTGGCGGGCACCTTCCCAGCGTCAAGCCGGGCGAGCGGTACGATTTCCACAACACCAACCGGCCCAGCCAGCAGGCCATGAGCCTGATTGACTACCTGGAATCGGACGTTCTGCAGTGCTTGGGATTGCCGGCGAACTGGAAGAATCTCCACAAAGAGGGCGGCGCCACACTTAGGGCCGCCCTGATCCGAGCGCAATATCGGTTTCTGATTCTTCAGGGATTGCTCGCGGACCGATTCTGTACCCGCGTCCGTAACTGGGTGGTAGCCAAAGGGGCGAAGCGCGGCGACCTCCCACCCATCCCGAACGATTGGTGGCGTCACATCTGGAAAGGGCCGGCCCACCTCACCGCTGACATTGCCAAGGTCAATAAAGAGAACCGGGAAGACCTCAAGTTCGGGGTGCGGACGCTGGAACAGGACGCCAGCGAGGCCGGCGACGATTGGATCGAGATTAGGGACCAGACCGAGAAGGAAGTTAACGACTTGTTGACGCGGGCCAAGAAACTCGCCGCAGCCCACAATATCGACCTGAAAATGGCGCTGGAACTTCTCAGCCAGCGCAGTCCCAACCCGCAAACGCTGGCCGCTCCGGCGCCCGAACCTGAACCGGCCACGGAAAAGGACGAATGAGATTACAGCACATCATCGAGGCCGTCACGGCCCAACCCTGGCTTATCACACCAGCCGCGCACGCCAGCATCATCGCGCTAGTGCAATCCAAACTGAGCGGGGTAGTGCTCGACCTGACGGACATGTTCCCCGAGCCGGAGCAGGTCCGCGTCGAAAATGGGGTGGGAGTGCTGCCGATCAAAGGGGTCATCGGTAGTGGGTTGTCCAAGCTGGAAAAATCCTGCGGGGCCGTTTCGGTTGAGGACATCAGGGACGGACTGGCCGCCCTGATGCCTGACCCCGAATGCAAGACCATCCTGCTGGACATCGACAGCCCCGGCGGCGCCGTGTCGGGGATTCCTGAGTTGGCCGCTGAGATTGCCGCTTGCGATGAAATCAAACGTATTTACGCATTCACCGACGGCCAGATGGACAGCGGGGCGTACTGGTTAGCATCTGCCGCGCGCGAGATCATTGCCAGTCCTTCGGCGGAGGTGGGCAGCATCGGCGTTTACATGCCGTGGATGGATTCGACGGCGGCCTACGCCGCGGCGGGGCTGCGGGTGGAGGTCATCAAGAACACCGGCGGAACCTACAAAGGCATGGGGATACCCGGAACCGCGCTCACTCAGGAGCAGCGGGACCACCTACAGCAGCGAGTGGATGAGATTTTCGGGATGTTCACCAGGGCGGTGAACACCAAGCGCACGGTAGGCGCTGATTCCATGCGCGGCCAGACATTCATGGCCGCAAGCGCGAAAGCGGCAGGATTGATCGAACAAGTGTGCACTTTCGACACCGCAATGATGAATTGCACAGAGGCGATTGGTTGACATTCGTGGGGTATATGACGATGAGCGCAAAGACTGTCAGCGGACAACTAGTAGAAACCACGGATCAACTCCACAAGCTGGAGGGTGATCTTTCGCAGGCCAACGCGACAATCAAGGAGAACGAAACCAAGATCGGGGATTTGACAGCCAGCCTCGCTGCTGCCAGCGAAGCCACGATCAAACTCCAGAACGATTTGGCCGCGGCGGTCAAGATCGGCACGGAGGCAGCGGAAGCCAGAGACCTGGCTTTGATCCGCGTGGCGGCCCTGGAGAAGGACGCCAGAAGCGCCGCACAGGTGGCGGGCGAAAATCTGGCGAACGTCGGCGCGCCGCCCGTCGATAAGATTTCGACAAACAAGGACGCCCAGCCGACCACGGACGAACTGTGGGCGGAATATCGGCGTATCGAGCGCGCGAACGGCCCCGGGGCTGCCGCGGCGTTCTACGACCAACACCGCGACGCCCTGACGCCGAAAGGGCTTCAGGCGCGCGCGTAAACCAACACCACACAAAGGAATTTCGATATGGCACTAGCCAACGTACTCGGCGGCCTGAACCCGACTCAAATCGCTCAGGAAACGGCCAAGACCCTGCTTCCGAAGCTGGCAGGGTTGCAGTATTTCACCCTGGATTTGTCCAACGACATCCGGGAAAAAGGCGAGGCTGTAGTCACCCGCGTTGTTACGGCGTACACCTCGCAGGACACCTCGGCCGGATATACGGCGGTGTTGCAGAACACCACCACCACGGCCATCACCGTCACGCTGAACCAGGAGAAGGGCGTGCCCATCGCGTTCACCGACGCGCAGATCGCCAAAGCCGCCGTGAACCTGCAAACGATGGTCTACGAGCCCTTGGCCAATGCGGCGGCCAAAGACATCTACGACTATCTATTCGCGCTCATCTTGAACGCGAACTTTTCGCAGAAGGTCACTGTGGCTGCGGCCAGTTTCGATTCCGACTGGCTGAGCGATGTTCAGACGGTCTTGAATAAAGCCTACGTGCCCGATGAGCCCCGCGTGTTCATCGGCAACAGCGACGTGATGAACGCCTTGCGGAAAGACACGTCGTTCAAGGCGGCCTACGCCTACGGCACCAACGGTGTCATCCGTGACGGCGTAATCACCCGCGGCATGGGATTCGATCTCATGGAGTTTACGTTCCTGCCCAGTAACTCGGAGAATCTGATCGGGTTCGGCTGCGGCAGGCAGGGCATCGCGTTCGCGGCCCGGCGACTGCCCGATCCGACCAACTGGAGCGGTCTGGTGGAGAACATCACCGTGGCCGGGGTGCCGTTCCAGTTCCGCATGTGGTACGAGCCGGAATTGAAATACACCTGGCTGGCGATGGACTGCCTCTACGGCGCCAGCAAGGCAGTCACGGCCAACATCTGCCGTGTGGTCAGCGCGTAAGCGAAGGGAATTCAACATGCTCAAGCCAAGGTACGTACTGGGGAAGCGGGCGGACGGGAAGCTCGTGACCCTGCATCTCTCAGAAGATGCGGTGGCGGCCAAAGCGGCGTTCTCTCAGATTCGGTCCGCGGGCCAAGAAGGCATTCTAGAGATTGCCTTCTATGGCCCGTGGGGACCGGAGAGACACTACAAGTTCCGCGGCGGCGAACTCAAACCGGCCAAGGCCGCGAGGGTGGGCAAGTGAAGAAACTCCTGATGGCTGCGGCGGCGCTGATGTTGGCGGGATCGGCCTTCGCGGAAATGGGCAGGTCCAGCAAGGACTTCGTGGGCCGCACCAACGCCACGAGTGCCGTTGCAGTGACAATGGAGGCTCGCGGTCTGATGTACCGGGCCTCGATCGCGGTAAGCGGCACTGCCAAGACGAACAATATCATCATCCTGGACGGCGACGGGGCGGTGATCTTGTCCAACGAATACACCAGCGGCACTACTACGACTAACTTTGTGACGGTCGTTCCGTTCGTCGGCTTGTCAATCAGTTCTTTCGGAGCAAACACAACTGCCGTGACAAACACGGTAACAATCACCAACCTACGATGAAAACGAAACTACTCATTCTTACCGCCATTGGTTTTGTCGCCACGCTCGCCGTGGTCTATGCAGCGAGTAACGTCAAGGAGACCGGGGCTGGCCTGTGGCTTGGCAGTAAATCGACCGACAAGGTTGGTTTCTTCGGAGCAACGCCCGTCGTGAGGCAAACGCTATCGGCGGCGCCGACGGTAACAGCATCGGCCTCGGTTACGGGGACCACCGTTGCCAAGGCCGCAGCGACCCAAGTCGCGCTGAGCCAGGCGGTGAAAGCGGCGGAGACGCAGGTTGCCGTAACCCCAGTTCGCCAGGCGGTTGTCAATTCGGCGACGATCTCGCTGGATACGGTCGCCTTGACGAGCTTCGAGGCATTGGTGGCCGGCGGCGGCACGCAGACGGTCTGGGCATTCGTGGCTTCCGCAGACATCGTGACGAACGCAACGGCCAACACCGGCACCATCAACGTGTTGACGACCAACGACGTTAATGCCGTGTTTGGTTTTGCCGACACCACGGCCCAGGTCATCCAGACGCAGGTAGTCAACACCGCCTGGGGCTTTGCCACCACAACTCCGCAGGTGCTTGAGAGCAACACACTCAGCACCGTGTACGGCTACAGCACCGCGGCTCAGGCGGATGCGATCCGGCTGAACACGACTACGAACCGGGTCATCCTGACCAATCTCGGGCTGGCGCAGTAAACGAATCGGCGATAGTCCACGGCCCGCCCGCTGCGGCTGAAACGGCGGGCGGGCCTTTGTGTTATGGGCGACTTCTCAAACATGGTGGTGGACGGGTTCAAAGAAGCCCGGTCAGAGTTCGGTGTGGACTTCACCGTCACGGGAGTCACCGGCACATTCCGGGGCGTAATGCGGACCACCGATGACATGTTGATGGCCCAGATCGGCGGCTTCCAACAGGACTACCTGGGGGGTCTGGAATACCTCTCTGCCGACGTGACGATCTCTAACGGAGGGAAGATCACGATTGGCAGCACCACCTACCGGGTCGAGCACGCGCAGAGCAGCGTTGAGGATCCGGTGCGAACGGTGTTTCTGACGGGCAAGGAAAAGTGAAAGCCAGCCTCGAACTCGATCCGGCTAGCGTGCGTAATTTCCAGTCGGCGCTGGAAATATATCGGCGGGCGACACGCAAGGATGTTCCTGAAGTCGTGAACCGAGCGGCGATCAACCTGGCGTTCCGTTCCGCGCAGTTCACACCGAAGGCGGATATTCCATCATCCATAGGAAAGATCAGAAACATCTACGCTTTTACGAATTGGGTCTACACCCAGCGGGGCATAAAGCATCCAACCAAGGCAAGAAGGGACGCGGCATTTTCCAGGTTAATCCGTCAGCGTGTGTCCGTGGCCGGGTTCATTCGCCGCGGATGGGCGCAGGCGGGCAAGAGGATTCAACAGCAGAGCGGCATCCGCGGATCGGTCCGAATCCCCGGATTGGGCGGAAGGCGCGGCAAGGGGACTGGCACGATGGCCCGACAGGCCATCCTCAGCTTCGCCGAGATCGTGAATTTTTCTACGAGCAAGAGTGTTACCAGCGCCTCGGCTCTGAAGCGATACGGCGGAGAGGGATTACAGGAGGCAATTCGATTCGTGACTGGCGACATGATGGAGTATGCCAGGAAGAAACTCGACCAGCGGGCCCGGGAGTTCAATCGCGCATGAGTACCCCCCATGATCTCGAAGGCGCGCTTGAGGCCGCACTCGTTGCCTGGGCCAACAACGTCGCGGTGCATTCCATTGATCTGAGCGCCTATCATATCGCCACCTCGCAAGAGGACAAGACGAGCCCCGTCACGCTGCCGGCCATCATCTTCCAGGCTAGCCGGGTGGTTGAGGAGATCGGTTCTGGGGCGTGGGAGTTGGACGTTGAGGCCATTATCCGGGTCCAGGCCGATGATACCTCAACTGCGAACGTGTCGGCGGAGTGGGACAAACTGGTGGCGATTCTGTTCTGGGACGACTTGGCTACCAGGCTTACCACCGCCACCCTCAAGACCTGGGCGGTTAGGTACATGCAGCCCACTTCGGGCAGCGTAGAAGAGCGGCATTGGGACAACGTATTCCGGTTCAAGTGCTGGTGCGGGGAAATATAGGCGCAGTTGACATTCGAGGCATAAACGACAGGAACAAACAAAGGACAATCTCATGGCAGCTACTATCAAGGGCGTGACAACGCTGGTTTTTGGTTGCGACAGCATCACCGCGGTGATCATGCAATCGCTGGACGGAGACACCTCTGGCGAGGTCACCTACGCTCAAGATGAGGACGGCGATTACGTCGCCTTTGCGCTCCATTCGTTCGGCAAGCGCGAAGCGAGCGGCGAATACCTGTACAAGGGCGCTGACATCGTAACTGCGCTCGGGAGTTCGATCACCCTGAGCAATGCGGTGCCGGGAACCGGCGGCCTTTACGTGTACACGTATGGGCGCAAGCAGACCAACGTGGGCTTCACGCGCGGCAGCTTCAAAGCGGCGGGCGTCGAAGGCATCACCTAACCAACCAGTTTAGGAGATTCCAAGATGCAGATTCCAACTACCGGGGCGACTGATTTAGTGAGCGCGGGATGTGTCGCCACACGCAACACCAAAGAGGCGGCGTTGCTGTATGCGCTCAGTGAGTGCGAGCCGTTTCTGACCGGAGACCGGCCATCGGCTCGGTGGGAGAGCGTCGAAGGCGGCAAGCCGATATGCTGGTTCTTTTTCAAGCAGAGTGAGATGGCCAGCCGGATCCACTCGGCGTTCGGTGATCCCGGGTTCGAGGCTCGCCACGCCGGCGAGGCCATACCTGATCAGCACATGGGGGCGGTCTTGGCGCTGATGAAAACGATGTGGCACAACTGGGAACGGCTCTGCGAAGTCACCAGGTCGGGGCCGACCAGTGAGTTGCCGTTGCATCACATTGTCCAGCGCGACGGCAAGCTCCATATTTTCACCAAGCCAAAGTCGCCTAACAACCTTCAGGGTGTGCAATGAGCGCGCAGGCCGAACTCGATGCGGCCAATGCGATCCTGGCGCCGCAGAAAATCGTATTGGGTCTGACCCTGCGGCCTTATACCGCGGGTACCGAGGCGCAGCTCGAACAGGTGCGGCTGGTGCTCAAGCGTAAGTTGGCCGGGCTACTGGCCGAAACGGAAGAGAAGGAAAGGCAGATGTTAGCCGGCACCTACTTGATTGCCGCGTTCCTTTGGTTGCATTCAGCGGACCGAAAAGAAACGGAGCGCGCGTGTTGGGATGCGGACCTTCTCATGGCCGGCTTGCGATCGTTCATGGACCGATTCAGCACGCCGCAGTTATGGGGCGCGTGCGAGCAGGTCGAGGCGATCCGGGAGGAAGCGCGCAAACAGGACAACTACACCGTCGAATCCAATGAACCAACACTCCCAAACTGATTATGCCGGCGCGGCTGGCGAGCTACGTCGGCGCTATAGCGGGCCTGACTGGCTGGACGTTGGAGTTCATCTTGTGGGAACTGCCGCTGGCGGCCGGGCTGCAATTTCAGCACTGCGCCCTGGTGCAAAAGGGCATCGTTACTGTGGCGACCGATGAGAGCTTGTTGGCGATGTTCGATGACTTGAGCAAGGAAATAACCGATGGCGGAGATCAGAGCCAGGCTGGCGCTGGATAGCAGCGCGTTCGAGTACGGGCTGACGCGGGCGCGTTCGGCGGTGGCGTCGTTCGCGCCGGGATTGGCCAGCGCGTTCAGCGTGGCGGGCATCGCCTATCTCGGCAAGCAACTTCTCAGCACGGCCAGCACGATCTACAATTTATCCCAGCGCACCGGATTGTCTACCGACGAGATTCAGCGGTTTGGGTTCGCAGCCGAGGCCACTGGGACAACTGCTGACCGGCTTGCCCTGTTCGTCGTGCGCCTGCAAAGGAATAGCCAGGCCGCACAAATGTCGCTGAAGGGCGCTGGAGATCAACTCCGGATCATGGGCGAAAGCGGTGAAACCGTGGCCCTTTCCGGAAACACAGCCGCCAAAGCCATTCAGCGATTGGGGATCAACGCGGAAGCATTTTTCAAAATGGCCCCCGCTGAGCAGTTGATGGCCGTTGCGGATGGGCTGAAACGGACGGGCGACCTCGGGGCGGTATTCGATTTGCTGGGCCGCGGCGCCTCAGTCCTGCTGCCGCTGTTGAGGATGAATCGGGAAGAGATTGAGAAACTGCTGAACATCCCGAGGGCGGACTCCGAGACCATACAATCCCTGGAGCGCGTCGAGGATAATTTGTTAAGGCTGTGGAAAACAATGCAAGTGGGTGGTATGTTGGGGTTGAATTTCGTCGGGACGTTTGTCCAAAAGGCGGCTTTCGGCGCTGATGTTGCGATCAAGCGATGGCAGACATTTTTTTCAACCATTTCACAGGGCTATGGCGCGACATTAGACGCGATTGAGGCTCAAGAGGCTAAATTTCGTGAAGATTGGGAGAAGGACTTTGGTGTTATCCCTCCGGTAAAGCCGCTGCCGTCATTCACGCCACCGACTGGTCCCACCGAAGCCGAAAGCAAGGCCGCTGCTGCGCTCGAAAAACAAAACGACGAATTGCGTGAGCGCATCAAGCTGGTGGCAATGTCGGCTGATGAGGAGATTGCCTACCTGGAAGAAAAGAAGCGGTTGCTGGAGTCCATGCCCGCGCCGGTAGTATCCGAATCGCCTGGCCAGGTCGCGCTCACAGAATTGCCGAACACCTGGACCAAGCCTCCGGTTATAGAAACAGAAGCCGCACAGACCAAGGAGAAGTTGGAGATCGAATTGAAGCTGGCCGAGCTTCGCAAGCGCCAAGCAGCCGAGCAAGAGAGAGCCGCAGAAACCCTCCGAAAAACCGAAGAGGATATGGAGCGCGACAAGGCCAGGGCGTTTTTCGCTGAACTTGATAGGATCGACGAGGCCAACGCGCGCGTGGCTGAACTGCAACGCGCGGGCTATCTGGCCGGACTGACACCGGCCGAAAAGATTCTCGCCCTGGAAATAGAGCGGACTGCGGTGCTAAAGGAAATTGACAGAACCGACAATGAACTTGCCAATGCCAGGCTTCGCGGCAAGGCGGCAGAATTACAGAACGAGATCGACGCCTTAAGGCGGCGCGGGGAGGGTGGCATCAGTGGCGAAGTCTACAGCGATGCGTTGAGGGCCATCGGTGGACGTATTGGTGAGATCGAAGGCAGGTTCGGCGCTCGGTTTGCGAAAACATACAGAGAGATGGGCGAAGAAGGGAAGGGGCCGAACTATCGGAAGATGGGGCAACCTGGATCCGGAGAGGATTATCGCGCGATGGGCGAGTCCGGTGGTGGTCCCGCCTATCGCGCGATGGGTGAGTCTGGGCGGGGCGCGGGATTCCAGGCGATGGGCGCCGCATCTGCGATTGCCGATAACGCCCGCCGGACTGCGGACAACACCTCATTGATGGTCAGACTACTGCAACAGGGGCTCAAGCCGCTTAACACCGAACCCCAGCCGGTGCCACGATGAGCGCAATTTACAAAGGCACTTGGGAATCTACGCTGACGACCCCGCCACAGAACGGGGCCGCGCGGCGTCACTATCAGGGCCGGATATTCACCCATGTCAAGGAAGGGCCGATTGCGTTGTGCTACGCCGGCGAAGTGGACGTTGGCTCCTCCTATTCCAGCGGCATTGTGATGGATTGTTTTGTCGAGCCCACCACGGGGGGGCTGGCTAGGCTGGTCATCATTACCGACAACCGGAACTCTAACTACATCTACGAGGTAGACTGGCAGCAGATTTCCAAGGTGATCCAGCTCCACCCGCGTTACACGGGAGGTAGTTACACGCTCAACTCAACCGACTGGGCGCATGTAATGGCGGCGGTTGATGGTCAGTCCAGCTTATACGACGGCACGGCAGTTGATGTCAGCAGCGCCGGTCGGGCCGATGCGCTTTCCATCATCAGAAGTTTTGGAACCGGGTATCTAGTTATGGCACCGATAGCGACGCGGATGCGGTGCAATTACCTCATGCTGACGGTGGGCAGTAACATCGGCACTCGCAGTACCAGCACACCATTTTCCGGAGCGCCCACTGGTTACGAATGGATCAAATCGGTTGATCGGGCCAGGAAAGACGGTGGGTACTGGGAGCGAACCGAGCAATGGATCGGTGCGGATAACTGGCCAGCGGAATTGTACGGACCATGAGTTACCGATTGCCAATGATTAAGAGCGATGGGCAAGCGCCGCCGGAGTGGTACAGGACGGTCGAGGCTTGGCTGCGGGCTATTACTCCTCAATCCAGCGGCACGGTCCGAGTAATCACGGGGCCGGTCGGCACAACGATGGAGGTCAGTAGTGACCGCCGGTTATCGTCGTTGGCCTCGGACATGCCGCCATTCTACTGCTACATTTCCAACGCCTCAACATTCAAGGTCAAGGTGACCGGCGGGATATTGGTCTACACCCCAAGCGGTCGGTGGACGACCGTATCCACCTCCTCGGAGATCACCATTGCCGCGAATGGTGATTATGTATGGCTGGAGCGCACCGGGGCCGACACCTGGTCTTTCGACACCGGCGCGGCCTGGCCGACCGACGCCCTCTACGTTCCCTTGGCCAGCATAGCTAGGGCCGCCGGTGGCCTGACGGGCGTGACTTACAGGTGGGCGGGCGGGGATATTGTCATGCCCGACGCCTTCCCGGTCACTGTCACCAAGGATGGTGGCGTGGCGGGATCGTATTCGGCCAGTTGCACCTTCACCTACACCATCAAGAATCTCTCTGGCGTCACGATCGCCACCGGACTCACGCCGAACATCCCGCGATTCACCAACGTCGAATACGCGCAGCCCTCGGCGAACTCACCGGGGATGGCCTATTTCACCGGCGCGGGCGCGATTGCGCTCTACTCGGCGGCTCAGGAAATACCGGTCACCGATCTGGTCACACTCTCAACCAAGATTCAGGTCGCGGGCCTGACCGTGCAGGAGAAGTATCAAAAGGTGAGGGTGCTGGAATCGGAACCCGAGGACGCCGGCTGGACGACGATTCACACCGGCACTGAATGCGTGCCACCATAATCGAATGAACCATGCCGATATACTTCTACAATGGCGCGATCCTATTCGAGAGCGACCAGATTGCTATGGCGGAAGCCTGTTGCTGCGACCCATGCGATGCGGTGTGCGGCGATCTGGAGCTTTACTACGCGGTCGATGTCCCCGTTTGCGATTACAGTTCCTGCGATCCGCCCTGCAACGATCCGCCGGCGGGACCGATCAGCGTGTACGGGACCGGTTGCGTTTGGACTGGATTCGTGAGTTGTGGGGCCACCCCAATCACCGCCGATCTGACCCTGAACGATGCCACCTGCGAATGGGAGTTGCGGGTCTGGTGCATGGGAGAAGCGGAGATCACGATTTGGCAAGGGACCAAGGCGGTGGGCACGAGCCCGGTCGGATCGTATACGCGCACGGGCGGGACGTGCTCACAAGCCACAGTCAGCGTGGGTTGAACGATGGAAATACCATCAATCAAGTGCGGATACTGGCAAGCCCACCCCAAAAGCCAGACCGGCGGCATCTGCGGCAAGGGGCTCTACAACGGCCGGCCGAGCTTCGGGATATGTGCGATTCTCTGCACCGAGGGAGATGGCCCATGGCGCAAGCTGGCCGCGGAAGTTGTCCGCACGTCATGGAGCGCCCCGTCCAGACCGCAGCCACCGGAGCCATCCTTCTGGACCGCGGCAGCCACGGCGGTCAAGGAGTTGGGAGCTTGGTCCGCGGCGGGCTGGCCCGTGGCGCGCGAATCGACAATCGACCAGCGCCGCGCGATCTGCGGCGCGTGCCCGGAATGGGACGGGAAAGCCCGGCTTGGATTGGGAAAATGCCGGGCGTGCCGGTGTACTCGCCTAAAATTCTGGCTGGCAACCACACAATGCCCGATAGGGAAATGGAGTAAAGAACAATGAAACGAATCGAAGTCTTAGCGTTGCTGCTCATCGCCGTCGCCGCTTGGGCCGCCAACGAACTGGACACCAGCGACGCGCTTACTTACACCAAAAACGGGTCAACGTATCAAATCAACCTGACCCAGCGCGGCACTGTCACGGGCACCTACGCCCAGGACTTGATTGCCGATGTTGGCACCAACGATACGCAATTTTCGTTCGGTGCCGTTACAACGCCAGGGTTCATCGTGCTCTACAACACGATGACAAACACGGACCGCTACGTTGAGGCGGGCGGAATTGCCAGCAACTATTTCGTCAGGATCAACGCTGGCGAGCACGCCAAGTTTCGATTGTCCGGCACCAACATGTTCTGGAAGGCCACCGGCTCGAATTGTGTCGTGCGCGTGCTGGCCATCCCGAACTAGGAGCTACCATGTCCCACGGCATTGTCCACTACCTATACCACCTCGACCCCTGGGGATATTTTTTCATTCCGGGCCAAGGCAACCGGGTGCAAGGAAACCTGACTCTGGTGCGGAACTGTTACCATACGCTTCGACTCCAGTCGGTCAAGACCATTGATTTCACGCTGGCTTCCGACCTGTCGGCGCCGACTGCGGCGCATCCCGACTGGCCCAGCTTTACCGGATCAACCTTCGGACTCAAGACTGCGGCTCAGTTTGAAGATAGCGGCGATTTCACGGCGGCCTGGAGCGGATTCGATACCAACGATACCGCATGGCACTCGCCGGCCAACAAGCGGTATTCGTTCGCAATCGCGCCGACGCACGCCACCGCGGTCGGATTGTATCCGGTGGTGTGGAGCCTTACCGACGGATCAGTAACGGTCAAGCTGCCGGACTTCCCGATGTTGGTGAACCTGGTACAAGAGGGGGTGATCGGCACCGAGGCTACGGCGCCGAGCGGGATTTCCAGCAACAGTGGCACGGCGACGATCTTGAATGGGACAGATTCGATTGCCGTTGCGTTTGTCGGCATGACCGCGGCGGGCCATGTCATCCCGTTTTGGGTGGGGGCCGCGCAAAGCACGCTCGGGGTGACCGCCGGCACCGGCACATTCACCATCCAGGCGGGCGGGCCGGTGTCGGGAAATTCCGTGGTGGGATATTTCGTGGTGAAAACGAGTTGATAACATGAAACACCTTTTTGTCATCATCGGTCTGCTTCTGGCGGGCTGGTCGGCCCGCGCGGCGAATGTTACGCAGCAGTTCTGGAACGTGAACGTGACCAGTAACATGTCGTCGAGGACGGCGAACATCAGTAACGCGCTTACCGTAACCAGTGGCGGAAGCATCACGCTGGGCGGGGAGACGCGCAGCACCTGGCCAACCAGCGGCAGCAGCACCAACGGCCTGGCCACAACGAACCTTGTCACCTCGACCAGCAACACGCTGGCCGGGGCGACGGCAACCGCTCAGGCCAACGCGAACACCGCCAGCAATCTTGCGGCCCAGGCCGAGGCGCACGCGATCACCGGATCCAACCTGGCAGCGACGGCATCAGCCAATGCCACAACCGCCTCGAATCTTGCCGCTACGGCAGAGAGTGTCGCCAACCTCGCCAGCAATCTCGCGGCGGCAGCAGTAGGCACGATCACCGGCTACGGCGACATCGTGACGCACGACGCCAACGAGTTTCTCACCAGCGGCGGGTACACGCTGACGCCTGGCGCGAACATCACGATCAACGGCGGCACTACGTCGGTTGCGGTGGGCAATCTCGGCTCGGCCACCATCGCCTCGACGGCCAGCGGTGGCGGCAGCCACACCTTCTACAACTCCCCCGCCGGCACCTGGACCGTCTCGGGCGCTGGTGTGACACTCACTAGCGCATACGATTCCGGCGCGTTACACACCATCCCGACTGCCTCGATGACTTTCGCGGCAGGCAGCGATGCAGGCGGACAGTCTGTCACCAACTTCGGGACCATCTCGCTTGCGGGGCCGCTATCATTGACAGTCACTAATGCCATCCTTACGCCGGGCGGATTCTCGGCAGGAGTGGGCGCGGAGACCATCCTCGGGGCCGCAGTGGGAAACGTCGTCACCTCCCGCTACGGCGCAGCGATGGGGCGCGCAGCATGGACGATGGATGGTGGAGCGATAGGTTATGGAGCGTATTCTTCCGAGGGAGGGGCTGTCGGGACAGATTCTTACGCCAATCAAGGCGGAGCAGTTGGTTACACGAGTTCCACTGACCTCGGAGGGGCGGTTGGCTATTTGTCCAAAAGCACGCAAGGCGGTGCCGTGGGTGCACAATCCTGGACTGAAGCGGGTTTCGCTGGTGGGTTTCAAGCTCAATGCACCACCAATGGGGCTATTAGCGGCGTGATCGACGCCATACAACTCGGTACAGGAGTCAACACCATCGAGCATTCAACCCAGTTCTACACCAACATGGCGTTCAATCCGTTAGGCTTCATTCTGCCGGACAGGGTGCCTACCAACTACGCCACCGCGAGCGACGGCCAGATCATCGCTATCGACAAGACAAATGGCCGGCTCTACGCCAAAGACGACGCCACGGGCGGCGGCGGTGCCGTCAACGTGTTCAGCAACGGCACCGAGAAGGTCAGCGCGACGACCAATCTCAACTTCATCGCCGGCACCTACATCTCCTCGATCAACGTCACACAGAATGGTACGCGCGCTGACATCACCATCAACGCCGCTGAGCAGTCCGGTTCGGGCATCACCAACGGCTCATCGGGCGTCACCCTCAGCGGCACCTTCAGCGGCGGCGGTGAGGGGCTGACCAACGCTACCATCTATTCGCTTCGTGTGGGCTCCTCGGTCGCCCAGGCGCTGGTTGGTGGAGATTACCGCCTCCTGGCCCTCGACACCGTGCGAGATGGAAATGCTGCTACGTGGAATACTGGCAGCTATAGCTACACCGTTCAGCGGCCCTGCCGTCTAAACTTCTCCGGACTGTTGCAATTCGCCGGCACTGGCTTAACAGGCAAACAGTTCGTCCCTACGGTTTACACTAACGGGGCGGTGTATCTGCGGCTCGGCAACAAATTCTCCTACCTCACTGGTGGTGACTTTATCCAACTCAACGGGGGAGCAGCATTCACTCCAGCGATGAATCCGGTCACCTTTTGGCTCTACTGCGAAAACACCGTCACCAGCACCGTAACCGCCGACCGATTCTACATCGACATCGAGGAGCGGCCATGAGAGAACTCACCGAGCACGACGTCGAGCGGATCGCCAAGCTGGCGGCGCAGGAGGCGCGCAAAACATGAACACCGAACTTCTTGTGACCGTGATACAATCCGGTGGGATACTGGTCATCGTTCTAGCGTTCGTCATTGACCGGCATCTTACCTCGGTCAAACTGGTTGTGCGCATTGAACACCTCGTAAAAGATGTCGCCTACATCAAGGGCTGGCTCCGCAGTGAGTTTGGAGGTCGAGACGAAATCACCGGCGAGAATACCCCGGGAAACCTCTACCGGTTCAGGAACGACATGCGGACTGACGTAGAACGATGTTTGCGCGGCGTGAAGATCGTTGCGGCCAAGGTCGGAGTGGACATTAACGGCGGAGACTGGCCGCCAGACAAACCAGAGTACAAATGATCCGGGTGAATCCATTCAGGCGCAGCAAGAGGCCCGACGCGCACGCGACAGAGCATCGGCGCATCGAGGACCGGCTCGAAGTGATCGAGCACGCGCTGCACATCAAGACCAAACCGGAGATCGGCCCCGGCCATGTTGGACCGAGCCTTGAGAGTCGCGGGCTGTCCGGGTAGACAGGATTCGAGACCATGCACGCGAAGACCGTAACACCAGAGGCAATGACGGCCCTGGGGCTCATTCTTGTTGTGTTCGTGGTTGCCCTGTGCGAACTGGCCCTTCGGTACTGGCCGGAGATCACCGGCTGGCTGGGGGAACTCCAATGAACATCGGCAATATGGTATTCGTCGCGTTGGTCGTCACAGCCATCATCGGTGCGGCCTACATTCTGTGGGCAATGACGAGGAAATTGCCGTGAATCAGGTTTATCGTCTGGTCTGGAAGTGGTGCTTCTGCTCCTGGGCACACCGGGAACACCGCTGTTATCCGACCGTGTGGCGGCCGGAGTACGCGAAGGAAATGGGAATCCCGTACCGACCAAACCACTGGCACTGCCAGAAATGTGTGCCCTGCTGGCCGCCAGCCCATGACAATTTGGCGAGGGCCAGGGGCACGACTGCACTCCGTATCTCAACGCGCTTCTCCGCGTGGGCACCCCCCACGTTTGCAGCGTTGACCCCACCGACCGGTGGCCTCGCAGCGGTCAGTGCTACAGCCCTCGCCATTCTGATTTCCGGTTGCACGCTCTACCGTCACGCCGACCAGGCTGCTCTCGCGGTGCGCGATGTCAGCACGTCCGCGCAACGGCAGATCGAGACGATGGCCCCGGCAATCTCCAACATGGTAGTTGTCACTGAATCGCTGCCGCCGATGATCGAGCAAACCGCCGGGCTGGTGCAGGATACGAGGGATTGGGTGCTGATGGGCCAGGGGGTGACTGAGACGTACCGGATGCCGGAGTGGGTCTGGCCTACGGTCAAGGGGCTTTTGGTTGCGCTGGGTGGGTTGGTGGCGGCTCTCACAGTCGCCATCAAGCTGTGGACGAACAAGGCCAAGCAAGCCAGGGACAACGAGAGAACGCTGGATATGGTCATCAAGAGCGTCGAAAAGGCTGGACTCGGCAAGATCGACAAGGCTACCCTGCGGGAAGTCCAGACCATGATAAGCCCCCGGCTCCAGAAGGCCGTCAGAGCCAAGGTTGAGGCCCTGCGGGAAACCAACGGGAAGGAAAAGGAAGAAGGTCAATCATGACGATGGAAGCAGGAACGTTGAAAGCCCGTCTTTTGGCTGCACGATCCGTCAAGCCAAACGCCGTAGAATCGCTCCGGATGCTTTCCAAGGCTCTTGGTACGATGGATGATCCGAAGCAAAGGCGGGTGTTGGAGCAGGTAATCGAAGAATCACCAAGCCGGGCAAGCCTTTTCGCGCGATGCTTCGGCATAGGGAAGAAGGCCAGCGCCCGCCAGCGAGTGAAGGCGTTCTGCCTGGATTGCGTTGGATTGGACACTGTAGCTATAACTGAATGCACCGCAACGAGTTGCACGTTATGGCCGATTCGACCGTTTCAACCGCGCCAATAGGCGCAAGGAGTAGAGCAGATGAAGACACCGATCGAATGGCTCAGGGGCAAGAAGGCGTATCTCGTGGCTGCCGTTGCGGCCATCTACGGGATTGGCATTCAGGCGGGCTGGTGGCCGCACAGCGTAGCCGTGGACGGCGTGCTAGCGGCGCTCGGGGTGACGACGCTGCGGGCGGGTATCGCCAAGGCGGTGGCCCCCGTGCTGGCAGCCTTGCTGATGACACTGCCGGCTCAGGCCGAGTTGCAGTTCGGCCCGGTACGCATTCAGGGGGCATTGGCGTTGGAAGTCGAGAACCCCAGCAACCCCATCGAGTGGCTGGACGAGATCGTGGGTCACACCGAGGTCTTTGGTGCTTACGCCTGGATTCTGGACGGTGATTCTGGCCAGTGCGTGCCGATCCAGTATACGCTGACGTGGATCGACCTCGGCAGCCGGACGAATCCTTGGGTGCGGATCAACCTCGGTCCCGCTTACATCCCCGTTATTACCGATCTTGGAGAGTTGAAAGTCCGCCATTGTGTCGGGGTCTCGGTCTGCACGCAGGTCTTGCGCGCCAGGGACATCGACGATTGGTTCCACCGGATCCCGGTTTTGGGCCATCTACCGGTTGACCTGAGCCAGAGCCAGTTCCAATTCGCGTTCGGCGCTGAGGCGGCACCGGGCGACGGCAAAATCCAAGATCACCTCTTGATCGAGGCCGGGCTGACTATCGGCCTTGGAAGGAGGGTGCCGTGAGACGCGGCAAGCTGGAAATCTACGCCGGCAAATCCGGCGCGCAGAAGGGTCGATTCCGCTGGCGGTTCAAGGGCGGCAACGGCGAGCCGATGGCCAGCGGTGAAGGGTTCACCGGTTCGGGCCTGGACGCCGTGCAGGCGTTCGGCAGGCTTGAGGAGTACATCCGAGCCGGTAACTTTGACATCAAGGCAGTTGTGACCAAGGTCGCGGTGTTGCTGCTGGCCGCCGGAATCGCTGGAGCGGCCACGATCAGTCAGTCGTTCTCGCCGAGCGGTGGCGCGTCCGCTCTCGTCGTGGGCGCGCCGTCGAACACCGCTTGGTCGAGCCAGAGCAGCGCGGGGTGGGTCGCGATCACCGCGGGCGGCAACGGCAGCGGTGATGGCTCGGTCTCGTATTCCGTCGCGGCGAATACCACGACCGTCGCGCGTTCGACCGTGCTGAGCATTGCCGGTGTTTCCGTGCCGGTCCTGCAGTCCGGCGTGCCGTGTGTTTACGGTATCGCTCCGACCTCTGCCACTCACGGCCCCGCGGCCGGCGGCGGGGCGGTCAGCGTGACGGCCGGTAGCGGCTGCTCATGGGCAGCCGCCGGCGCGCCGGCGTGGGCGGCAATCACCAGCGGTGGGAGTGGCACCGGGAGCGGGGCGGTTAACTACACCGTTGCCGAGAATACCAGTACCGCGTCGCGTTCGGGCACAATCATTATCGCCGGGCAGACGTTCGGCCTGAGTCAGGGAGCAAGCGCGGGGTCGATCCCATCCCCCGGATCGCAGGTTTGGGGTCGGGCCTTCGGCGGCTTGGGCGTGCCCGATACCGCTCAGGGTTACGGCGTCGCGGCGGACGGTAGCGGGAATGTGGTTTTCATCGGCTCATTCACCGGCACGTGCAGCTTCGGCGGTGCGGCCCTGAACAGCGCCGGGGCGATGGATGTGTTTGTGGCCAAGTACGCGGCCAATGGCACGCATCAGTGGTCGAAGCGGTTCGGCAGTCTCGGCAGCGATATTGGGCATGGTGTCGCCGTGGACAGCGGCGGGAACGTGTACGTGGTGGGCGAGTTTCTCAACGCGGTGGATTTCGGCGGGGGCGCGCTCGCCAGCGCCGGCAGTTCGGACATCTTCCTGGTGAAGCTCTCCCCATCGGGCGATCATATCTGGTCAAAGCGGTTCGGTGGTACGGGTGCCGACATGGGTTACGCCATCTCCAGCGACGGCAGCGATAACCTGGCGATCACGGGGTCCTTCGGATTCTTCGGCACGGCGGTCGATTTTGGCGGCGGGCCGCTGAGCAGCGCGGGCCAGTACGACGTTTTCGCGGCCAGGTTCAGCGCAACGGGCGCCCACCTGTGGTCGAAGCGGATGGGCGGCACCGGCCAAGACCGCGGCTATGCGATTGCCACCGGCAGCAACGGGGATGTGGCGGTGACCGGGTACTTCAGCTACACGGCGGCGATGGGTGGCGGAGCGCTTACGAGCGCGGGCAGCGCCGATGTGTTCGTGACGAAGTTCTCCGCGAACGGCGATTATCAGTGGTCGAAGCGGTTCGGTGGAATCTCCAGCGACTACGGCTACGGTGTGGCGATTGACGGCAGCGGCAACGTGGCCTTGGCAGGCAATTACCGGGGGCTGGTCGATTTTGGCGGCGTGCCTTTGGGCGATGCCGGCAATGGAGACATGTTCCTGGCGAAATACTCCTCCAGCGGCGCGCATCTATGGTCGAAGCGGTTCGGTGAGTCGATGTCAGAGAAGGCTTCCGCCGTGGCCACCGATGCCGCCGGCAACATCCTGTTCACCGGCTCGGCCATGACCGCGATCGACTTCGGAGGCGGCTGGCTGACCGGGGACGGCAGCTTCGATGTGTTCGTGGCCAAGTTCAGCCCTACGGGCGCTCATGTGTGGTCCAAACGTGCGCGGGGGACTCAGGCGACAGGCGAATCAGCCAACGCGGTAGCCGCAAACCAGGCGGACGACGTTCTGGTGACGGGAGCGTTCGCCAGCGGGATCAATTTCGGCGCCGGACCGCTGAGCATGGGCCAGTCCGGCGGGGGGTTCCTAGTAGAATTGGCCCCGTAAAGCGAAGCCACTTCGTTCACTTACTGTTCGACCCAACATGATCGAGATGCCACTTGGCGATGGCCCTCCAAGCGGCTTGCGTCCGTTCTTCGGTTGCGCGCCAAGGTTTCATTTGGTGCTCGTTGCCGGCGCCGATGTAGACCGTCGCACTGGCCGCAAACATCTGGTCAACCACGGCATCAACCTTTGCTTTTGGCCAACGCGCCATAGTTTCGCTCAAAGATTTGATGTTCCAGTTTGCGCCTCAGATCGCCGATCGCTCGTTCGTGCCCGGCGATGGTTTCGACCGTGCGGATGATGGCCTGGTCGAGCGCGACTCTCTCAGCGGCGCGGGTCGAACCACCGCTCGGAGCTAACCGCGCGCGCTGGCCCGGTTTCGATTTGGATGTCTTTCGTGTTGCCATATTCAGTTTCCTTTTGTTTGCGCCGCCGAGCGCGGTAGCTCAAGCGCAGCGTTAGCCGCATTGCATCGCTTGATGACTTCATCCATCATTTTCTTGGCGTGCTTACCGTCGCAGTCGTCGGTGACGACTTCGATGCGTAGGTCTTTCCATCCGTCGTTTTCGTCCGCGACGACGAAGGCGCGTTTGTGGTCTCCGCTATCTCCGTCCCATTTCAGCGTGATTTTCATAGCTATTTCCCCTTTCAGTTATTCGAGCGGCTAACAATTCGGTTCAGCCAACTCGCGTCGGACGCTCGCGGCTGACCTCTGCGTTCGGCTTCAACTTGAGCATGTGTTTCGCCAGCGCACCGAGGTTCACTGGTCCGAGTCCGACCGCAACGAGGTCGTCGGCGATGCGGGCGAGAGCGTTTGCGAGTGCCGAACAATGCGGTGCAGCCCTACGGCTGACCCGTGCTTTGGTTTTGCTATCGGTCTTCTTCACGGTCTGTCCTCCTTGGTTGTTTCGGCCAGCCGAGGCTGACCGCTGGCGTTCGGAGTAGCAACAGTCTCGCGGGTCAGTGGATGTCGTACGGAAGGATACGTACCGGCGAGCCGGTCCACGCACTGATTTCTCGGTCATGGTTTCCTTTCCGCTAGACGCCTGTTCGCCGTATAGCGTGTGAGTCGGAAACGGTCGCATGGATTTCGACGCTTCCAGTCAGCGAGTTCCTTGCGGGCGTCTCGTTTATCCAGACCGCAGCCCACCGTAGGTCGCCAGCTTTTATGCTCGAACACGGTATGGATGATTTCTACGATCCAGACATACGGCGAGCCATGCGCTGCGCGTAACCGCTTCGAGGTCTTGGTTTTCTTCATGGTGCATTCTCCGTGTTGGTTCTGCTTATCTCCCAGCCGGCTTGCCACTGCGCCACTCGGTGCATGGCACGCTCATAATCTTCCATCGCCTTGTCTCGTTGGTGTTCCACGTCCGGTAGCCGGATGTTCTGGTGACGCCAAAAGGCCAGCGTTTGTTTCAGGGTCCATATCCGCATCGCGGCCAAACGACCAACCTTCTCTATCTCGGTTGGCGTCAGTTTGCGGGCTTCTCGGTTGACGGCACAGGCTCGCACCGTACTAACGTGTCGCGGATTCCCTTCGTCATCTTCAGCGACCGAGAGAACACCAGCGTAGGTGGGAATATCGGGATGGCGGCTCAACTGAAATGGCACCGCGAACCATGTTTGGCGCAGCAACTTCGATTTGTGCTGGTGTCGCTTCTTCAAATCGGCCCGAATATCACTCGCCGTCGTCTTGATCTCGACTTCCATGCAATAACCACTGGGACGAAGAACTAAGAGGTCAACTTCCATATTATTGAACAATCCCCAACTCACGTTTGGTACGATGATGTTCTGGCGGTAGCCGAAATGGTTTGCCACGGCGATCTCGATTTCTGCCGCTGTAAGCATGGGCCTCATTTCTGCCTCTCGTTCCATCGTTGGGCGGCCTCCTGGTGGGTCCCTGCCTTCGGGCCGCGGCGCCCGCAGTGCCAGCATTCCCAGCGCAGCGAGCGGACAATGAAGGTGCCGCCGGCCAGCCCAGCGATCTTCACCAGCACCGGCGCGAGGTCGCAACGCCGGCAGTTGACCGGCTCGGCCCAGTGCTTGCGGACCAGCGAGGACGTGCAGGGGGTCATCGCATTCCCACAACTGTCACGATTATCAGAATGGTCCCGATTTGCAGACCGATGATGATAATGGCAACCGCAACGAGATTGTCTATTGCCTCTAGAATCCTGTCGGTGTCGGTGGGGGTGGTCATGGTTTCCTCTTTTCCCTCTCCAGTCGCTCCTTGTCCAGCTCGGATGCCAGCAGGTTAGCGGCTCGCTTCCAGATGGTCGCACTGACCCGGCAGGCGATCCTCTCGTCACTGTCCATCGCCACATCAGCCAAGTGATCGGCCATTGCCTGCTGAGCGCGAAACTCGTCCAATAGGCCGGCGAGCGCATCACGCAACGGAATCTCCTGTGCGCGCCAGGTGTAGATGGTGTTCTCTTCCGGCTTCGATTGCTTCTTCATGGATTCAATCCTTTCTCGAACAGCGGTTTGGCATTGTAAATAACAAATCGCGCACCGCGTTCTCGATCATCTTCGCCGTGCCGCCGGCGAGAAGAAAGTCACGGATGTCTTTTCGGCAGGGCGTGAATATCGTTGAGAGCACCGGCAGCGCCTGCTGTAGTTTATCGGCGCCACGCTGACCCGGCGGGTCACTGTCAGCCACTACCACTACCCGGCGCACCTTGTTCAGCTTCACGAAGTCGGCAACCATATCCTCGCATCCCAAACACGAGGGCCGACCGATGGCCGGCAGGCGAAGCGTTAACATTGCGGCCACGTCGGAGAATCCCTCACAAACGTACAGCGGGTCGATCGTCAGGAAGTCCGCAAGATCCGGGATCGCCAAACCGGCGTGGCTTCCTTTGACGGCCCACTGATCTCCGGCCAGGTTTCTCAGCCTGAGCCCTACGATCTTCCCGCCAGCCCGGCGCATCGGGAATGCGTAAGCCTGGTATTCGTTTGCCCGGCAGCAGCCCAGTAGGTCCAGCGAAGCCACCGACACACCCAGTTTGACCGCCAGTACCTGAACGTGCATTCCGAGCGTGCGCTCTCTCCATCCCCGCCAGATCGCCGCGGCGTTGATTGTCACGGTCGGCACTGGCTTATACCGAACCGCGGGCGCTGGCACTGACAGGTTCACCCCGGCCGCCAGCTTGGCCAGGGCCGCCTTGAAATCGCATTTCTCAAGCTGCATCACGAAGTTGAACACGTCACCGCCGGCACCGCATCCGAAGCATTTCCACAACTGCTTTGCCGGTTGGATATGGAAGCTGGGCGACTTCTCTTGATGGAACGGGCAGCAACCCCAAAACTCTGCCCCGCGCTTTTTCAGCGGCACGATCTTGCCGACCAGCTCTACCAGGTCAACTCGATTACGCACAGCATCGGTGGAAACGGTATTCATTTTCTCCCGGAAATTTTCCGCACCGCTACACCTATTGCCTGAGCCTGAGCCTTTACTTTCACTGTATCCTTATCCTTATCCTTTACACCTTCAAGGGTCTTGGTAGGGGCTTCAAGGGTCTTGGTAGGGGCTTTGGGTAAATTGTGGTTTTCGCTTATCATTCCTTCCAGGACCAGTCGATAATGCCGCGGCAGGAGTTCCAGCGGTGGGCGGTGGTGCTCTACGCGCCGGGCAATCCCTTTGACCACGTTGTTTTCCGGGGTGAATCCTCGGCACTGCTGGAATGGGATGTACTTCACCAGCCAGATCAATTCGTCGTTGATGAACTGAATCCGTTTTTCACCAGCGGACGCAATGAAAGCCTTCCAATCCTCGGGACCGGCGCCGACGTGGTATTGCAGATGCCGCAGGCTGATCTTCCAGAATCCCGCACAATCGCAACGGTCGCAGAGGTAGAGGAAAATCAGCTTGTGCAGTTGCGACAATTCGGCAAACCAGTCGTCTTCCCACTTGTCGCCATCAGTGAATTTGTGGCTCATAGGTGTTGACCAGTCATCTTCGGAAAGTCCTAAGAAACTCTACGAGTTCGCTTTCGGTGAGTAGTTTGCCGTCAAGCCACATTTGACCATCGGTAGGCGAATGATGCTCGAATACCAGACGGTGAAAACCGCAGTAATTTGTGCCAGCCACCTTGCAGCACACATCAACCATTTGATAAAGGCGCGCCTGCCAGGGTGGGATCTGCTTCATGCACCGTTTTTCTTCCATCAACATCCACTGGCCCGTTCGGTAGTTGTGCCAGATGAAATCGAGGTTGGTTGCGATAAAACCGAGTTCACTGGCAAGGGCCGGTTGTTCTCTGACCCACAGGCCAAATTCGGTAGAATGCCCGTCACGCCTTGCAGCAGTCATGGATGCGTCTCCTTGCGATCTTCGCACAATCCGTATCAATTTCGACGCCAACAAAAAGACAGTCGTGCTTGATAGCGGCAATGCCCGTTGTGCCCGCTCCGCAGAATGGATCAAGAATCGACTGACCGGGTAGGACCAACTTGGAAACGATGTCATACATGCCGCTTACAGACTGTCCCCACTCATGGAAATCCTTGTCATCGGCTTCACTGCGGAAAACGTCTCCGAAAATCTTGCCGGTGTATTCGCCTTTGCAGAACATCAGCAATGGTTTCCATGAGCAGTTCACATTGACTTGGCGCATTGGTGTCGGTTGCCCGGGGAGCATATAAGCCGCCGTCCAATAGTACCGAAGATGCTTTGCCATCAGTGAAAAAATCTCATGGAGATATGACTCGCCACACATCGCCACAAGAAGGCCGCCATCCTTCAACCAATCACGGGAACGCAATGCCAGTGTTTCATAGAGCGGCAGATATTCACGAGGATACGGCGGATCGGTAATGATCCAGTCGAACCGCTGTTCCGTTTTCCATTCGGACATATCCGCCTGATGTACTATCCATCTGTCGGAGGGTTTGATTTTCTGAAAGGCGGCAGCAAGAGCCTTGCGCGGTTCATCAATCTGCGCCTGCCGTAGTTGCTTGACTGTCCAGCCTTCGGCCTCGGCCTTTTCCAGCCATCGCTTCTGCTCGGATGGTGGCAGGCTGGCGACAAGAGCATGGTGGCCGAAGTAGAGGTTCTCCCTACGTAGGGAGATTGTTACTTGTCGGCAAACCCACGCGGCATTCTGGACCGTCTGATATTCAAACTCCGTCTCGCTCAACGCCTGTGCGTACTTCTCGCCGTATTCGTGTTCTCCGTAGTTTATCCAATCGCCGAGCCACCATAGGACGGATTTTTGGCAACGGCCAAGCTGCAATCCGGCAACCGACCATTGTTCAAAACTCGGATGGCCTTCGATCTTCAGTCCACACGGAAGCACGGAAAACAATCGTCCAAGAGTCAATCCAGAATTACTCACGACCGAGATTGCGTTTCGTCCCGCCATTGCCTCCTCCGAAAGTGCCGGTCACACGCCTGCTAAGGTCGGAACGCCAGAGGCGGTCCAATGGTCTTTCGACCGCGTGTGACCGGGGGATTGAATGTAACCTTAGCATGTTGTGCACTCTACCGTACCGGTCCTTTCGTCGTCAACAACTTTCGGGCATCGGACGGGTTGGCGGTTTCGTCACGATACCACCTAAATTCATCGGAGGCCTCGTCGTATTTTCTGCGCCATGTCAGCGTTGCGAGTTTCTTTCCGACGCCAGACCAGCCGATTTTTCTCTCTCTAATTTCCACCACACACACTTCGTCATAGTCATCGTGGTCATAGCATCCGAAATCGCTTGGCTCTTGGCAGCCTTCAAGCTCGGCGAGCGCGGCTTCGAGCGTCATCCAGATTCCCAGCGTCCAGTATTGTTCATCGCTGGTGGCGTCCACCGCCTCAAACACCAAACCGCACTGTGCAGCCGACTCGACCACTCCATCCGCTTCGGAGTTCTGAGCTTTATCTAGGGCGTTCATTTTCATTCGTTTCTTTTTTCCTTAACCCTTCGGGTGAACTCTTTCGGTCGGTGATGGGCGAGCAGGTGACAGTCCGCACACAACGCGATCCCATTTTTCGGATCGTGGCGCAGGTCGGGCCTCGATTGGCGACCCCGAATGTGGTGGGCCTGCAATCGCATGTCAATCGTCCCGCACAACTGGCACCGGCCCCGGGCCCTGGCTATCACCGCTTCGCGCCAGGCTCGGTCCGCCGGCAGGTTGCGTCTCCCCCTTCGGCCAATCGGTTTCAGTCGGGTGCGATTCAATTCAACCCCGTGGCGTGCTGGTTCGTTTCGTATTCCATCAGGCAAAGATCGTGAATGAATAGGCCCTCCGGTTTCGGGTCTCCGCAATACGGGCAGGGGCCTTCTGTGAGTTCCCGCATCTCCCGCTCGGCCTCCTCTACCCAGGATGATTTGTCGTCGAAATCCTCAGTCATGGTTTCCTCCATCCGTTCTTGGCTATCGCGTCGATCATGCTACTGGCCTGCTTGAATCCAAGGTTCGCCCAGTCCAGATCGGTGTAAAACCGGCGCAAGACCTGAACCTGCCTGGGTGAAGCGAGCTTCAGCTTCCACCGTCTTATCTGCTCTCTGACCAGTTGCAATGCCTGGCCATAGCTCAAGGTGGTGTAATCTACCGTCATCTGCTTGAGAACCTTTATCATGCCCGGCGTCAACGGTTTGCCCGTCTCCCAGCCGCGCTCGCGGACAGGCTGCAACCCGAGCACGTCGAACGGATTCTGCACGCGCACGGTGTAGGTGACTTTGCCGACCAGCTTGGCTTTGCGGGCCGCCTCGCGCAACTTGGCTTCGTCGATTTGCTTCTGGCGAGCCTCTTCCTCTTCCAGGAGTTCAGTGCCGATTGCCCGCCCTTCTTCTTCAGCACGTTTCTTGGCGCGGGCCACAACCTCGTCACCGTACTTACCGCCCAGCACGTCAATGGAATTTACGATCACGTGGCGGCCAGAATTTCCTACGAAGTCTAGGACAACGATACGGTCCTTGTCGCTCGCCGCAATCGCGCTCAACCGCTCCGCGCTGCCGTTGACCCCCTCGGCGTGCGCGTCCAGAACACCGGGCAGCGTCCGCGTGCCGCGGCCAAGCATCTGCTGATAGCGGAGCAGTGACTTGGTTGGCCGGGCCATTGCAATCAGGCTGACGGCCGGGTTGTCATACCCCTGGCCGCACACGTTCACGTTGCAGAGCACGGAGAGCCGCCCATCGGCGAACGCTTCCATCGTCTGCCGTCTCTTTTCCCGGGCCATGCTGCCGCTCACCCAGCCAGCCCTGCCGGCCAGAACACGGTTGAAAATCTCGCAGAGTAATTCGGCATGATGAACGCGGACGGCGAATACGATTGTCCGCCGCGGCGCGCGGCCGGTGGCGTTGATAATTTCCGCCCATCGCTCGATCGGCTCGCTGGTAAGGGATTGCACGGGCAGGTCATACATGGCCTCAAGCGTGGGCTGAACGATCTCCATCACCACGGACTCGCGCTCCATCTCCGTAGCCAGTTGCAGCCCGTTCAGGTCTCCGGCGGTGATGTCGATGTGGCTGAAATCTAGGTTGTGCACGTTTACGATCCGTTGTTCGACGTTGACCAGCCAGCCGTCGCGGATCGCTTCCGCGAGTTCGTATGGTGTTGTAGCCGACTCGAAAACTTGGCCCAGTGCCTTTTCATCCGTGCGTTCGGGTGTCGCCGTCAATCCGACCAGCCGCATGTCGGGATTGCCGTCGAGGAAATAGCGGATCGTGTGCTGCCGCGTAACTGCTGTTGCCTCGTGTGCTTCATCAACGATCATCAAACCAAAATCTTTAGGCGAGAGTCGCTGCATTCGCTGGGATTCGTTGCCGCTGACCAGTGTTTGGAACGTGGACACCACAACACCCGAGCGATTCCAGAATCCAGTTGCGGCCCGCATCTCGGCCATTTCGATGTCGCAGTCGATCCCCGTCACGCTGCCGATTTGACGGGCGCCCTGCAACACCAGGTCGCGCTGCCCGACAACAAAGAGCGTGCGCTGTGGTTTGTAGCGTTCGATCAACTCACTTGCTACCCGAGTTTTCCCTAGCCCGGTTGCCATTACGATCAAGCATGACCGATGCTGCTTGAGTAGGTCGCAAGCCTCGTCACATTGAGACTGCTGGTAAGGTCGAAGTGATTGCATAGGTTACTTACCGTTACTGGACCACAGTTCTTTCGTCTTCTTGTCCAGGACTCCGAACTGGAATTCGCTGATGAAACCTCTGCCGTGGCAGAAGCCCTTTTTGCCACATCGCTTCTCAGGTTGCCGGCCCTGACATCGCGGGCAGACGGTATGCGGGATGACCCGGCATAGAGTTGAATAGGCATTCGCCAGATGGCCGGTAGTGGTGTTGGTGATCTCGGAGAATAGCGCATCTTCGGATTCGATGGCTTTTTCGACGGCGCACCGGATCCTCGAAAGCTGGGTGAGGTTGGCGTTGAATTCTTTCGCCCGGTTCCACTCGGCTATGATCGGCGCCGGGATCTCATGGCCGTATCTGTCGCGGGGTGGCGCGTCTTGCCCCTGTTCCTTGGCTGCCGCTTCGATGCTCTTGGCCGTCACTGGACCCTTGGCAGCCGCGGCCCGCACAACGTCAGCACGGTCTGCCTCTGGTACATCAGCGACCGCAGCAGCCGCATGTGGATTGTCCACAATTGTGGACATTTTAGCCGGCAGAGTTTTGACGGCCTCTGAACCACCGATCATCTTGTAGGCGTAGGACTTACCCCATCCCCATCGTTTCTCACAATACTCCGCGAAGGTCCGATATTTCTCGCGGTACAGCTTTTTGTCTCGGACCCGGGAAAGCAACAAACCACACCGAACGAAAGCACGTTGTTCGATTTCGATTTCCCGCTCGATGTCCTTCAGTTCGGCCCATTCGTCATTGCTGAGTTTTTGTACGAGTGCGCTCATTGTTCCCCCGGCGAAAAAGGACACTCCCCGGCTGTCGTGAAGGAGACCCGTGACGGAATCCTTGCCCGAAGGCACAGACGGAGAGTGTCAGATTGCTTTGGCGTGTTCATTGTCACAGGTGCTTTTCACGTTGACCTTTGTATCAGGAAGGGCCGCCGGCGTCAAGCGTTTTACGGATCAAATCAGCGGTCGATTGCATCGCCACTTCCTCGGGTAGCACGTAGAGAATTACCCATCCCTCGGACGCCGCCAGGTTCCGCTTCTCGTGGTCCTTGCGGATTGCCGCTCCGCGAGCGTGGGCGCCCAGCACCCGACCGAATAATCCCCCTTGCACTTCGAGTGCCACCTTGAATCCAGGCCATGCGAAATCGAAAAGAAACCGGCGGGCATCGTGAAAACGGAATTCGATCTCTGGCCTTGGCAGTCCGCAACTTTCCCAATAGGAGAGCACCACGATTGGATTATACTTCACGCGTATCTCCTCATCAGCACCGAGAACCGGCGCTGCACGTCACGGATGGATCTAACCACCAACCAGCCTGATACGTCTCCGTTGATCGGTTCGCCAAGCCCTTCGGTGCCGTAGGTGCCTACAGTGCGTCATATTCCCTTGTTGGGCTTAGTGTTTGCCGCTATCCAATTTTCCTCGGAGTATGCTTGGGCGTTGGTGTATGTCAATCCCGTGCCAGCGGCTATTCGAGCATAAGAGGCTGCCGCTAGTCGGTCATTGTCGCATTTCTTGCATAGCAGCGAGTCTGGTTCGGCTTTGTTATTACATATAGGACATTTCATATGTTTCCTTTCATCCGAAGCCCAACCCGGCACTGGAGCGAACCAGCGCCAGCGGGCGTCGTTAGTGTTTGCGAGCGTCAGCGGTTGGCGCTGGTCGCTCAGTTTGATTGGTATTTGTCAACTACCGTATTCCGCAAATCTGGCGGTTCGTCCATTTCCCAGAGACAACGGTGTTGATGGCCACCTCCCGCGGCTCGCCCCCGGCGCCGAATCGCTGGCAGAGAGCAGTCATCGACCCGGAGAATGTGTCCGCCGTGAACTGGGTCCCGTCCTCTCGTTTCAGCGCGATCTTCCAGGGGCCGAGCTTGCCGGATTTCGGCGACTTGATCCGGTCGATGATGGAAACCACGGTCAACTGCTCGATCGTGGTGGAATCGGTGAACTCGGTGGACGGCCAAATTTCCTTGAGCCCGGCTGGCAGTGGCAGGATGGGCATGGCGCCATCGGTCGGCTCGGTGGGTGGCGCAATCGGTTCGATGGTGGGATCCGGTGGTGCGGGCTGTTCGCCGGTATCATCGGGCCCGGGCTGGTCGGGCGCTGGGGACGGGGCTGGCTTGAAGGACTTGCGGCGCCACTTGGTTTTCCCGTCGGGCGCAGTGAACTGCTCGGCGTATTTCTCAACCCACGCCCGGCAGTAGGCGGGCCGCCAAACCTGGTCGCCGATGCCCAGTCGTTTCGCGGCGATTCGGCGAAGGGCCTCAGACTGCGCTCCCTCCAGCGCGTCTCCGTAGTTCATCTTCGGGTTGTTCGCGTGGTACTGCATCGCGCCGATTGACTCACCAACGTAGCAGCCACGGATGATGAGGATGCACTCGGCGTAGAGCTGCCCCGCCTGAGCATCAAACTTCTCAGACCGCCGAACTAGGGACCATTGGCCCCTCCCGATCACCTTGTTGAGCCGGTCGCTGATGAGGATGTGCGGTACGTACAAAAGCCCATCGTGGGACCGGAGTTCAACATCGCGGTCATCGAACCGTTCGCCGAGAGCTTTGTCCTCGGCCTCGGTGAGTTTGAGCGTGGACGCGGCGGCGTAGGCTGGGGCCAGTAGTTGGGCCACTTGGTCCACGCGGGCGGCCTTGGCGTCCTGGTGGCTGGTGTCAGCCGGCACCAACTCCTTTTTGGTTTCGGTCACTGGCTGAATCGCGGTCTTGGTTGGCTCGGTCATGGGGTCCCCTTTCAAAAGTTTACGGTCGGGTCGGGTTTGGTTTCCGGTTTTTCGTGCAGCCGAATTTGTTTGCCCATCTTGTTCACCGGCAACGGCAGCATCCGCTGGACAAGCGGCCACATCGCCCGCAGGTCGCCTTCGTGGTAGGCCAGAGCCGCCTTCTTGTCGGCTTCCCACAATGCTGCAAACTCGCTACCCTTGCCGGTCTTGCCTGGAAGTCCAAATGCCCGGCAAAGTCCTTCAAGGCCGCCGTGGGTTTCCTGATTGTCCCCGAGTTGCCAAACTTTTCTCAAATCTTGGAACTGGTCAATCGGGTATCCCTTGTCGGTGAGAATCGGCGGCACGGGAACGTCCAGTATCCATGAGCGCCTGATCAGAAACGGAATGTCGAACCGGGTGGTGTTGTACCCGATCCAAGGCCGGTCGGCCAGGTCCCCGGTCATGTCCAGCCACGCCGCGTCGATCAACGCGGCCTCCGGGTCGATCAATGCGACGGCCATGCAGTCGAGCAGACTCCGCTGGACTATGACTTCCTTTCCGTTGATCTCGGTCAGGTATCCGAAGATGCAAAGTTTACCGGTCGTAGCTGACTTCGCCGCGGCTTCGACGGCATCGGAAAGATAGATGGCCCGGCACTCCTCGATCTTGGCGGCGATCTTGGCCGGGTCTTTCAGGTTGCCGCACTTCACGGAATCGGGATCGAACGGCCCGACGATTTCCAGCACCTTGTCAGGGGGCAAGGCTAAGGTTTCACAATCCCACAAGACGCACTCGCTCAGTTTCATGTTTCCCACCTCTGGAAGTTGGCCCGACGAATTTCATAGGCTGCCATCCTACCCAAGTGCTGCCCCATATGTTCAATCACCGTCGCGTCGTTGCCGTGGAGGAATCCACTTTCGATTATTTCCCGGTCGATCTCGATGCACACCCGAAAACGTCGGTACGGTCCGGGTGGGTATTGGACCTGCACATTGCAAATCCGTTTGGTGATCTCACCGACACGTTCAGCCAATTCTGCATTCTCAGCGCGAAGGGCAGAGAGCCGTACTTCTGCCAGCGACCACTTGGCTTCTAGGGATCGGTAGGCCGGGGATTTACGGATCAGTGAATCCGAGGGACGCGAAGACAAGATGGCTTGTTGTATATTCATCATGGTCTCTCCCTCACTGTCCTAATCACGGCCTCTTTCTCGCCGTCGAACACCACGCGGCATTCGACGTATCTGATTCCCCATAGCGTGTCCCGACGGATGATTTGGTGGACTGTAGCCCATCCCTCACGCGTAAATCCGTGTGGGTAGAACACCTCCACCCGGTCCCCCACCCTGATGCCGTGCGTCTCGATTTGGCCTGGCTTGTTCATGGCTTGTCCAGCGAGGTAACAACACGCTCCTCATCGGTGCCTACGTGGCATACGGCTGCATCACGGGTCATATCTATAGCCACGGAGAATCTACCGGAGATCGTGCAAGAGAACATCGTGAAGAATCGCACCACGCCACCGAATATCTTTGTGACGCTGCTGTTTCCCCGCGCCACGACGCTGCTGTTTTCCCGCGCCACGACGCTGCTGTTTTCCAGCGCCTCGACGCTGCTGTTTCCCCGCGCCTCGACGCTGCTGTTTTCCCGCGCCACGACGCTGCTGTTTTCCAGCGCCACGACGCTGCTGTTTCCCCGCGCCTCGACGCTGCTGTTTCCCCACGCCACGACGCTGCTGTTTTCCAGCGCCACGACGCTGCTGTTTTCCCACGCCACGACGCTGCTGTTTCCCCACGCCATGACGCTGCTGTTTCCCCACGCCATGACGCTGCTGTTTTCCCACGCCACGACGCTGCTGTTTCCCAGCGCCTCGACGCTGCTGCCGGGCAGTGCGAACACGCGGGCATCCCTAACCAATCGGGATTCGCCCGTGCGAATGAGCCTTGCTTTTGCCCATTCCTCAAGCGCAATGCGCGCCCGCTTCTCGCTTTCAACCGGGTCATACCAGTCCGGCTTTTCTTCCTGGTCGAGGTGGTAAATCCACTTGGAGAGCGGTTTGCTCATGTCGCCGTCCGGTGGATTGATCTCGACGCGCACGATGTTCGTGCCGCGCACTCCGTCGGCGTGGAGCTTGAACTTCTCGATGATCCGCTCGTGTTCATCGCTGGTCTTGGACCAGAACGCCGCGTCTTTGGTCAGTACGAAACTCGCTGGATTACACATGGTTGTTACCTTTCATTGCGTCACCACGATCCACAGGATCACCGCCACGATCAGCACGCCGTAGCCGGCAGCGAACCCGGCCAGCACGCGCTCATGGGTGTCAAAGGAACGGCTGGCGGGCTGGGCGCTACTCCAGCGCGGGCGTCTGAGTACCGGCTCGTTTACCCCCAACGTAGCCTGGAGTTTATCTGCGCAGTGAGCCGACTCCAGGTCGTTCGCGTGTCCAGCTTCCACGCCGCCGCCAGCCAAGTTGATTCGCCCGCCGCGTGAGTTCCCTGCCGACTTTACGGCCTTTGGGAAGTTTAAGGTTGTTCCCTCACACGCTTCATCATGCGGTTTGTTCCACGAACCGTTAGCGCGATCCGTTTCCTCACATGATCCGGCCGGAACAGGCACGGGCGAAGATTTGAAATCATGCAGCCCCGGGGACATTGTTGTGAGGTGAGGCCGCTTGGAGAAGCGCCCCGGGGCTGCGAGGTCGGAGTTGCGGGCGGGCTGGAAAACGCTACGGCGAATCGGCGCGGCTGTCAAAGCCTCTATCGCCGCTCGCTGTTCCGTCTTGCCGGCTGGTTGGGCATCTGAAGGCGCACGCCTCCCCCTCGTTGTGAGGCCGCCCGCAACAATTAACGGAGCCCAGCCAGCCTGCATCACGGGAGAGCAATGCGGCTTGATAATACCAGCCGGGCTCCTGAAGGTTTTTTGCATGATGCTCTCCCGCATGATTTGGACGATAACCTAAAGCATACCGAGATGCAACAACTATTTAAGTCAAAAACGCCAATGTTTATGCGGGTTTCCTGAGCATAGGGATTTTATCTTGCTATAGGTTTCGCGTATTGGTACATATTCCAGCCATGCGGCCATTGACCAAAGCGCAAGCAGGGAGGCTCGGAGGACTAAAGGGCGGCAGGTCTCGATCACGCAAGAAAATCAAAGCCGTGCGCGAAAACGGAAAGCTGGGCGGGAGGCCGCGCGGCAAACCAGCATGAGGACATCCTGCAAGCGATCCGATGATCACAAGCCCCACACCGACCTCGATCATGCAGAGCCATCTGTCTATCCCGATATTGCCGCCCTGATCGACACCCCCACCGATAGGCTCATCGAAGCCATTGCTCCATACCATCTCGACCCCGCGCTCCTGGCCGCCGTCGAACGCTGGCACCTCAAAGAAATCGGCGGGTGGGATGCGCGAGCTTGGGCTTTGCGCCTGCACTGCATCATGGAGAAAATCATCGCCAGCACCCATCCGCAGCTCGCTGTAATCGGCCTAGCCTATGCAATCGGCTCCTGCATCGTTGAGGGCAGGTCGATGAGAGAAGCCGCGCGGGCCATCGGCGTGTCTCCATTCACGCTCGGCAAGATCGCTGGCCAGTGGACACGGGACCTTGATCTGCGCCGCAGCGCCTACCAGTGGCCCGAGCATACCATGCGGCACTATCGCGCTGTCCGTAGTGCGGGGGTCGTTAAGGGACAAGCTGCCCAGCCATCAAGCACAATTTCAAAAGGTAGGGGGAAATGACCAATACCCCCTCAAGGAATCTATTGGCCTTGGGTTTTTGGCCGAGGGTTTCGCAAG